CTCAACTTTTGTGGTTTGTTTTTTCTTGTTGAGAGTCAACATACATGTGGGTATACTTGTTGATTCAAACATATGATCTGGATTAAGTATTACCGATTCGATTATATTCGTATCTATTAAATTCTTTATAATATTAACTTCATCCTTATTGGTTGAACTTAATACATTGTTAGGTAATATAAAGCTTGCTTTTTCGCTTACCACATCAAGTGCTGTTAGGATGAATGCAAAATTTGCGTTACTTTTAGGTGGTACTCCATAAAGTATAAATCTAGGGTCCATTGCTCCAAATAGCGACCCGTCCCATTTCAAATTATATGGTGGGTTGCATATGCATGTATCCGCTTTATACTGGCATGCGTTTACCTTATTTAACTTCCCGTATTTATCCCCTTTGCTCACGTGATATATTTCTTCGTTAAAGCTATTATTCAGGCTATCTTTACGAATAACATATGCATCAATATTTCTTACCATTAAATTGAATAACAGCAACGGTATTACATTGTTATCAATTTCTATGCAGATGAATTTAAGCTTTTTGTTACTATTCCATTTTTGGATGGTTAAAGCCCCACTACCTGCACATAAATCGAGCACAACCTCTTCATTACCTGTTTCGCTTAGTCTACTAACCAATTCTGCTAAGCACTTAGGTGTATAATCTTGCTTCTTCCCCTCTCTATCGGCTAGGTAGTATTGCCAAATTTTTTGAAGTAAATCCTCTTCGACATTTCCTGATACTATGTCTAGGTATTTATCCATATAATCAGTTTTATTATTTATAACCACATCAAAAATTGATTCAGACACCCCCTCTGCTTTTGTGTTAAATAATTCTAATATCTTATCCGTTAATTCTTTTAACTCCACCCATTATCTCCTCTCATTACTTACCAATGCTTTCTAAAGTATCTATAGCAAAATCCAGGTTCTTTCTGGCTTTCTTTAGGTCCTCAAGGCCATTCTTCTTCTCCCATCTAAAGATGTATTTCATAGCATTACCACAAGCCCAATGAACATAACCTTTAGCACCTAAGACTGATTTTAGAACATCCTTTGACTCTATATCTAAGCCATCCAGTTTGTAGTGGGCTGGGCTATTAACCATATCGGGTTTTTCACCTGCTATACACGGTGTTCCCATTTCATCTTTTATTTGTTCTGCTAATTCATTTCTTATCATATTTAACCCCCTCTTAGAATGGTATATCGTCATCATCTACCGCGCTAAACTCGGCCGGTGCCTCCTGCGGTGCCTGTTCGCCCTGTTCAGCCTTTGACTTACTTTCTAATGCCTGTATATTTCTACCTGCTACCTTTGTGAATGTCCTTTTTTCTCCATCCGGTGTATCGTACCTATCAACCCTGATAGACCCCTGAACTCCTACAAGTCTGCCTTTGGTTATATAGTTGGCTACAAACTCTGCGGGCTTACCCATAATTTCTACTGGTATGAAGTCTACAGGTGTAGAACCATCCTTATTTTTATAATCTCTATTAATAGCCATTGTAAATGTGGCTACTGGAGTACCTGACCCTGGAATATATCTAAGTTCAGGGTCCTTTGTTAATCTTCCAACTAAAACAATATTATTCATCATCATTCTCCTTGAATAATTCTTCAAACATTTCAAATTCAAGTAATCCCCCTAAAATTTCTATACCTTCTTCAGTAAACAACCCGTCTTCTTTAATATTTTGAAGTATATTTTTCTTTCCGTCTTCAGTATTTCCAACAAGCTCCATTGTTGCTAGCTTATTTAATTTAAGGACCTCTATTTCTTTATTTTCACCTATTCTATAAATTAATCCGTTTCTCTCATATGCTTTAAAAATTTTTCCTATCAATTTAGTTTAACCTCTCTTCTTCAAATGTTTCTATTACATTAATGATTTTTTCAACGATATTATGAAATAGTTTATTGCTGAAATCTTCTATATCGCAGACATCACACTCATTCAAATTATCGTAAACTGAACAACTATAACTATCTCCACCTAGTTCTTTGATAATATCATCAACTACATTTTCTATTGTTTCATTTGTACCGCTTTCAGGTGCTTCTATAAAGTCTTTTAATTTTTTAGATATTAATTGGTATTTTTCAACTTTTAAGGCTTTCAATATATCTTCTTCTGTATACTTTGCCCATGAAACTATTATTTCTAAGAATTTTTCTAATTCACGTTCATTATGAATATTTGCACTTTCATCTAAGCTATATAATTCACCTTTGCTATTACTGTATAAGTATCTTTTCATGCCTTTTTAACCTCTGGTTAGTTAATGTTATAATCTTCCCACATACCTATTTGTATGCTCTTATCTACTTCTTTACCATCTCTTCTCATATCATCCCATTGCTCTTCTGTGGCCTTTTCATCACAAACCCACTTCAATAGCAAATCTCTATTTTCAAAAATATTGCCTATAACTTTAAGGCATTTTGACATAAATTCGTGCCATTCTTCTTGGGATACATCACCATTCATTTCATTTACAACCCTTGTATCTACCTCTGCAAATATATCAAATTCCCATCTACCATTATTAAATGCTACAATAGCTTGATTTATTATGTCATATGCTTCTCTATACTCGTATCCTTCTTCTCCTAAATCATCAAATTGAACGATATCACCATCGTATATTTCTACTCCAGTTGTATCAACATATCCTGTAGACTGCATTGTATTTAAAAGTGTTAGTATATACATTGATTGTGAGAAGTTGTTATCAACTTCTTTCCTTGATATTGATATGTTTCCATCTTTATCGGCAGTTATTATGTGGCCGTCTAATTGGTTAGAATAAATCATTTTTTTATTTTCATCATCCCATGCTCTAAGTTTCATTATTTATTCTCCTTATAAATCTCTTAAAATCTCCGGCAATTCCCTATTATGTGCCTTGTATCCTTGTTTGATTCTGCTTTCAATACTACCAAATTGACTATTTAAAGCTGTTGATATTAAATGCCTGTCAGTATTTGTCAATGATTCTTCTCTTAACAATACATTCCATCCACGATTTATTTCCATTTCTAAATCTCGTTTTTTCCTTAGCTTCTCATCTAGAGATATTAGCTTTATTTTAAATTTTTGTTTTTGATTTTCGTCCATGTTTTATACTCCCTTTATGGTGGCCTGTGCAATTTTTGCATATCCCACTATTACACTATTCAGTAACCCTAAACCAGTATTTTTTAAGTCTATCCTCACCAATTTCATTAATTACTTTCCATGCAATTTCTTCTGATTCAAAATAAAGGACTCCAAGATTCATACTTCTATAAGAACCGATTTTTAGAGCGTTATTATTAATATTGTGTTCTATGCAGTAATTAGCGTCATCAGGGTCAACAGGGTTGCAATTTTTAAAAGGCCTGCTATACTTCCTCATGATAACTTCTATCTTACGTCTTTCGATTTCAAATTCGGCTTCTTCTCTTGTCAAGAACACATTTCCTGCTTCTCTTATGTATTCATCCAAACGAGATGAAAAATTATCAATATTTATGTCTCCAGTAGTACGTAAGACATAATATTGTTCACCATCTTCTTTTTTTAAATCCCATATACTCTTAGGTTTCTGTTCTGCTTCTGCCTTCTCAATTATCAATGACTTTATATCTTCCCAGTTGTCATCTATTAATTTTCTAATATCATTGTTCATTTTTATACATCCTATTTTTCCTGGCTATCAAGCCACTCTTCTAATTTCTTTAAACGTCCACCATATAATCTTTTTGTTGCGATAACTTGTGCTTTATAATCATCACTTGGTAAGTTATCTATGTATCTGTCTATGTCGCTTATTGCTTTTTCCAAATAAAACACAGCGTAAGTCGCCGCAACAATTTGCAAACTATAATCCATGTCCATTGTTTCATCTCCCTTGTGTATCTTTCCATTTTTATAAATATTCTTAGGTTATCAACTAATAGTTGACTGCCACTTTATTTAATTTTGTAAAAACTTATTTATAAAGTATACTTGACCTTTGCCAGTTACTTTAGTAGTCTTGGTCAGCCTTACTGACCCATCAGGATTTAAGTGCGTTCTTTCCTTAACCTCAAATAATTCTAAGTCCATGGCCCTCTGCGTTGGCATATTATAACTTTCACCATTTCTACTTATCAGGTATTCATTAGCCCTTAACCATTCAAATAATCTATTTTGGCCTATATCATAACCATTCTGTTTAATTAACTTAGCCAGGTCCCCTATTAGTATTGTCTGCCCGCTACTAGCCACGCTATCAGCAAATAATACTTTAGGTTGATTGGCTTGGTTGATATGTTCCAACTCTTGCCTTGCTTGTCTTTCCTCTTTTAGTTGTGTTGCTACCTGAATTAGTAAGTCAGGATTGTTGATTAATTCATCTGTTGCATACATTCCAGTCTTGCGTATATCCGGTAATACTTTGCTAGTCACCCACTTTTTAAACTTCTTTGCCTTTTCTAACTTGCTTCCCATAATTAGGCTATACATCCCTGATTCATTTATAAGCCAACCACCCCTTTGCCCTAAACTCGATAACGAATCGTTATTGAGTTTATCTTCAGGCTCTACATGGTCTGTTAATGCTTTACTGGGATTTGAATATCCTAATGCACAAGCTATATCCTTACCCACAAAATAAGGCTCGTTATTTATCGTTACAGTCCTTATCAGCCCAAATTCAAGGCTGCTAAATTGCTTGTAGTTACCCATTCTACCAATCCTCTCTTCCCAATAACTCATATCCTAATATTCTGCCAGTTACTGGCAAATCACCATTATAGGTTAAATCATCTCCAACGCTTTGATTAAATATCTGCTTACAACCGCTTAGCATATCAATGGTATATTTAATCTCTTTAACATATAATTCTCCATCACAGAATAATGCCCATTGAACCTTAAAGCCTATATTCTCATCTATGCAGTCGTCTATAAAATTTAATAGTTTTTCCTTTTCTGTCATCTTCATCACCAGTCATATTTTACTTTTTTCTTTAGCCCCTTTTTATTCTTCCAATTTCTCATGGATCCATCACAGGCATAGGCCCTTGACTCAACATTTACATGTCTTTTGTTCCTGATAGATTCCCTTTCATCATTAAATGCCTTGTACTTATCACATTTATCATGGCATCCTGGTTGTCTATCTGTGCAGCCTTTACATGGTACTTTCATATTCCCACACCTCTTCAATGTATATCTCAACTCTTGGATTATGCTTGTCATATAAGACCCTAGACCCATCATGAGAAGCTACAATGTTTTTGTTGTCATCCTCTAGAACACCTGCATCTACCAATATGTCGCAGGTTGCTTCCAGTAGATTTACAAGGTCTACCCTGTGACGTGTTGGCATGAAATATAAGCATCTAAGATTTATTGCCCTATTTATCTTCTGCCTATAGTTTCCTGATATCTGCCTTAGGCAGTCTTTCCTGTAATCAACATAGGCCTTAGATGGTAAAATTCTAGGTCTATTCCCCATCATAACCAATCTTTGGCTATTCTTTTTGGTGATAGGCCTGCCATATATGAATATAGTCATTATTTTGTCGTACTTATTCATTCTGCCACCTTTCCAGTCTTTTATTCGCCCCCTTGGAAATTAGCATATATTCTTCTGCCATTTCCATAAGCCTACTTGCTATCCCCTCGTCTATTTCAATAAGCCTACTTGGTCCCATTTCCGATGTAACTATTACTGGCATGTCGGCTAGATATCTTGAATTTATAATCTCAAACATGATATTTATATCTGACTCTGTTACCTTGCCCTTGTATAGATCGTCGATATATAGGACTTCTGCCCTTTTAACTGATTCTATCAGCTCTTGGTATTCTTCCCTATCGGTTATAGACTGCTTAATTTGAGTCATAAAGCCCCTGTAGTCTATGTATTTGACTTCAACACCCTTGGCAAGTAGGTTGTTGGCTATTGCCATTGCTAAGTGAGTCTTGCCACTTCCCACTTGCCCTAATATCATAAGACTTCTAGCATCTGCATGGGCTTTGGATTTAACATAGTCTATACAAGCATTCTTGATATCCTTGTTGGCTTGTGTTTCCACAAAATTACCAAAGCTTTTAGACTTGAACTTATCAAGAATTCCTGACCTAGCTAAGGCTCTTTCGTGGTCTCTTGCAGCTTTACAAGTGCATTCAACCATCACCTCTATACCGTCAATGATTTTTGGAATATATTCCAGGTCTTCACACTCAGGGCATTTATAAGTCTTTGTCTCCAAAGTCGTAGTTGCTCCACTTATCTGCTTTGCCTGTAGTTCCCTCATTCGCTTGGCCCAGTCTATTCGATTCAATAGTCTCACCACCTTCCAGGTCTAGATAGTCATATATACCAGTCCTAAAGAAGGTATCACCTTGCTTATACCTCAACTCCTTAAATCCTGATGCCTTCTGCTTCTCAACATCTGCCTTATAGGTCGCTATCGCATTGAGTACCTGTTGCTCTGTATAGCCTTTTAGCAGTTTTTCAATGCTCTTCATAGCGTGGATCTTACCTTTCTTCACCGGATAGGCTGCCCATATTCTCCCCTGTATTTCAGATTTGAGTTCTGCATGTGCATCAGCAGATGCAGTATATATATTATCTTTACTTTTCTTTTCTTTACTTTTCTTTTCTTTGTATAAATTCGTATTACGTTTATCATACGTTTGTATTACGTTCGTATTACGTTCGTATTCATCATCATTTCTTTTATTTTTTTCTTTGTCCCATCTTTTATTGATAGATTCCTGCGCTTTCAACCTTTTCATGTCTTTAATATTCATTCGTTCTATGAAGCTTTTAGAGTAAAAAACATCATCACCGACTATAAATAAATCATAGTCATTAATTACTTTTTTGACTTTTTCTTCATCAACACGAAGATCATATGCAATCATCATATAATCATTTTTGCTTATATAATCATCTTCTTCACGTAGCCTTTCAAGAATCATGAAGTATATTGCATATCCCTCAGCTCCTAAATCCATTCTTACTTTTAATAGCTTGTCTGAATTTCTTGCATTACTATCGTGTGAGAAGTATGATTTATTTGTTTTCAACTACCTCACCTCCTGAATAAGAGTTAGTGAGGCGGTGTATTTGCTCTGTAGTATATCGTATATCAAATTCGCTATAGTCATTCCTATAGCCGTTGGCAACCTGCCATTCTAATTTATTAATAGCTAACCTTTCCGCCTCTTTTATTGTCATTATTTCGCCCCCTTAACCGGTGCATTTTCTATCCCTGTTATAAGATCGTCATACTCTGCCATGGTCAATTCTTTGGCACTATTCTTGCCCTTCTTGTGAATTGACTTGTCTATATCTGCCTTACTATATCCCTTACTACCACCTATTGCATATAGCCTTGATAGTTGGCTTTCGGTAACTAGCTTATCCGCCTTACCTGACCCTGCACCAGGTCTTGATGTTTGTTTATTTGCATTTTCTCTTGTTTGTTTTCGATACTCATCTGTATCAGGATCCTTTGTATCATCTATCAGGAATAGACCATTTAAGGCATATTTCCTGGCATATGATGAACTCGTCCCAGTTACCTGCGCTCCGTCCATTCCTTTTTTTGATTCTTCTTCTCTCGCAAATGCGCAATTTGTTATGTGAGTTTCGCCATCTGATACAGTGCATGTAGCCATTATGTAATATCTATCTCCTATCTGTTTCATAGTGTCACTTAGCATAAGGAATAA